GGCGGATGTGGCGGTTGCGGAGAAGATTGAAGAAGAGATGGACTAGAAAATATAGAGAGGAATAAGTGGACATTGAAAATGAAAAAGAACTCAAATTTGAAGTATAAATTTGAGTTCTTTTTTAGTTCATAAGAATAATATTTGAGTTTCTCGCATAAACTTAAATATAGTGCTAGAATCTAAAATATAAATGGAGGAACTAAAATGACAACAGAAGAATTATATGACAAACTAAAATTAATTCAAAAAATGAAATGCGAAACGCAGAATTTGGAATTGAAATCAGCGGAGCAAGGATATCCGAAACGATTATATGATTCTTTGTCAAGTTTTTCTAATCAGGATGATGGTGGCATTATTGTTTTTGGAATTGATGAGAAACAAGATTATAAAGAAGTTGGTGTTTATGATGCTCAGGACATTCAAAAGAAAATTAACGAGCAATGCTTGCAGATGAATCCAGTTGTACGGCCGCTTATTACAGTTGTGGAGAAGGAAAATAAAAAATTTGTTTCTGCTGAAATTCCCGGAATAGATTTGGCAGACAGACCTTGCTATTATCAAGGACGTGGAAGGTTGAAGGGGTCCTATACCCGTATTGGGGATAGTGATGAACCGATGACAGAATACGAAATATATAGTTATGAAGCATATAGAAGAAAATATCAAGACGATATCCGTGAGGTTCCGAGAGTAACATTAATGTCATTGGATCAGGAAGAACTGAATCGTTATGTTGAACTGTTAAAGAGAGGAAAACAAAGATTAGCAACACTTGATAATGAAAGTATTTATGAACTTATGAGCATAAAGCGAGGAGAGAAAGTAACGCTTAGTGCGACTTTGCTTTTTAGTCCATATCCACAGGCATATTTTCCACAATTGTGTATTACGGCAATTGTAATTCCTGGGAGAACAATAGGAAGTCTTGGCGACATGGGGGAAAGATTCTCGGATAATCAGAGAATAGAAGGAACAATTCCGGAAATGTTGGATGAGGCATTATTATTTGTGAAACGCAATATGCGGACAAAGACAATTATAAGTCCGACAACCGGACGAAGAACTGACAGAACAGACTATCCAATAACAGCGGTTAGAGAAGCTATTATAAATGCATTAGTACATCGTGATTATAGTATTCATACAGAAGGAATGCCGATTCAACTTATAATGTTTGAAGACAGGATTGAAATACATAATCCAGGTGGATTATATGGAAGAATCACTATTGACCAATTAGGAAAAATTCAACCGGATACAAGAAATCCGGTACTTGCATCGGCACTTGAAACATTGGGAATAACAGAAAACAGGTATTCGGGAATTCTAACAATCCGGATGGAAATGGAGAAATATAACTTAAGACAGCCAGAATTCTTGGATGAAAGAGGAAGTTTTATTGTAAAACTATATAAAGAATCAAAGAATGATTATGAAGATATGTCAAATGATGAAGAAACAAATAATTTAATAGTATTTTGTAAAACACCGCGTACAAGAAAGGAAATTTGTGATTATCTGGGTTTAAATTCTGTTACTTATGCTATACAGACGTATGTAAATCCATTAGTAGAAGCTGGCGTAATTAAGTTGAGTATTCCAGATAAGCCAAAGAGTCCAAAACAGTTATATTATAGCGTAGAAAGAGAAGAATGAGAGAGGAACAAGGATGAACATACAAATATTCGGAATCAAGAAAAGCTTCGACAGCAAAAAAGCAGAACGCTTTTTCAAAGAGCGCGGAATTAAATACCAGTTCGTAGATATGAAAGAAAAAGGTCTGAGTAAAGGTGAATTCAATTCGGTATGCCAGGCTGTCGGAGGATATGAAAAACTGATCGATCAGGAGTGCAAGGATAAAGATCTGCTTGCGTTGATTACTTATCTTGCAGAGGAAGATAAAGCAGAAAAGATTTTGGAAAATCAAAAGATGATCAAGACACCGATTGTTCGTAATGGAAAGCAGGCAACGGTAGGATATCGGCCGGATGTGTGGAAGAATTGGAAATAGATGCATATGGAGAGTGCGAGAAGATGACATATTACAACCGAGAAGACCAATTCCTGCGACAACGCTTGCAGAAAGAAATCCCGATTTTACGGGCATTAATACAAAATCTATATGAAGAACTGGACAGAAAACTCCATTTGAATGGTGCAAAAGTGCCGATAACATTTGGATATGACACGGACACACTGGGATCTTACACTAGACGAAGTGCACATGAAAAAGAGCATTTTCATTTTTCGCTGTTGTTTATTGCATATGGTGTGAAGAATCCGCTGTCCAAAGAGGATCGCATAGATTTATTCAAACACGAATACGCCCATTACATGCAGTACAATATGCAGATTCCCGAAAAGTATAAATGGCAGGCGGGAACACACGGAAGTGCTTGGAAATACTGCTGTTCTCTAATCGGAGCGGCGCCGACGCCGTATTATAAGGCGGGCGAAGCGCTTATGAATCATGACTACGATAAAGTATTAAAGAACAGGATTCATGATAAGTCCGTGCCGGTCCGGGATACTTATCAGCAACTGAAGACTGCACAGAAGAAAAAAGATGAAGTGGTTCAGTATAAGCTTGGCGATGCAGTGACACATCCGAAATTCGGACATGGAATTGTGGAGCTGTGCGCTCAATATCCGAACTCGAGATAGTGAGCGTATTGTTCCCCGAAATGTTGAAAGTCAACACGAGCTTGCGTCCTTTATCCCCATCATCGTACACATAAACCGAGTTGACAAGCGTGTCGATGATACGCCGCTGATACTCAACATCTTCTATATCACCCCTCTTGAACGATTCGAGCCAATACATGATTCGCTCCTTCGTCAAGAGGGGCTTTTTCATTTCCTCCCGGGCAATCTGCCCTTCGAGGTCTCTGCGTTCTTCTTCCAGCTCCTCAAGACGTTCCTTCGTTGTTGGTGTGATAATGCCTTGCTCTATTGCAGACATGAGGTTCTTGATTCTCTTATTGGTCTCCTTCAATCGTTCCTGTAAACCTATGAGAATGGAGGTGTCTTGAAGCTCCTTCTCAATCAGCTCCATAGCTCGAGTGGATATTTTTTCTATGTTTTCATCGGTGAGTACCTGTTGCACCGTGAACTCAACGACAGTCCGCTCGAGCCATTCTTTTTTCTCGACTTTCTTCTCGCAGTTATGCTTCCTCTTACGATTTACGCACTTGTAGTAATGGTGAACCTTCCCGGTCTTTGAAGTGCCACTCTCACCCACCATAGGCTCGCCACAGTGACCGCAGAAGACCTTTGTAGTGAGTAGATAGTCCTCTATGGCTTTGGCTTTTGCCCGGGCTGTGTAGTTGCGCCGGAAGGTTGCTTGCACCTTATCGAACAAGGTCTTGTCGATGATAGGAGGTACTGCGTCCTCCAAGACTACATCATCGTATCGGTACACTCCAATGTATTTATCATTTCGCAGAATCCGGGACAAGCTGTTCTTATTGAAAGCATTTCCTCGGGAGGTCTTGAACCCATGCTCATTCAACCAGTTTACAATCTGCGTTTTGGACTTGCCCTCTGCGTACATCGTGAAGATAGTTCTGACGGCTTTTGCACCCACTGAGTCAATCTCATACTGACGGTCATTTCCTATCTTATAACCAAGCACAGGACTTCCCATAGCGATACCGTGGAGAGCGTTCTCTTTCATACCTCGCTTGATACTCCGGGCAAGGTTCTCGCTGTAATACTCCGCATAGCCCTCGAGGACGGATTCAAGAATGATTCCTTCCGGGGTGTCCGGCATTGGTTGTTTGGCGTAGAAAATCTTCACACCATTACGTTTGAGCTTTGCTTTGTAAATGGCACTGTCGTACCTGTTTCGGGCGAAGCGGTCGAGGGTGTACATAATTACAGCGTCAAAATGCCCCTTCTCGCTGTCTTTGATAAGCCGCTGGAAGCTCGGTCTGTTGTCTGTCTTGCCGGAGATAGCCCGGTCGATATATTCGTCTACGACAATAAAGTCGTTCTTGAGAGCAAATTCGTGACATTCACGAAGCTGTCCCTCGATTGATTCTTCTCGTTGGTTGTGGCTCGAGTAACGAGCATATATTACCGCTTTGATAGTCTCACCTCCAATATCTTCTTTCTATATATCAAAGCGAAGGGAATGACCTTATCACATTGCCGCAGTTGTTCCCTTATCCCCCTCAAGCTCCTCACGGTTCTCAAATTCATAAGCCATAGACATGAACTCATGCTTCGCTCGCCGGGACAGTCCTCGGTAGATACGAAGAATGTCTTCCTCGTCTTCGTTGGCTGGTTTGGTCTCGGGTAAGTCTTCCTCGTCTGCGAAGAAGTCCATGACGGAACACTCAAGCAATTTTGCCATTTCCAGCATTTCGGATTCCTTCGGTAATGACCCTTTAGTGTTGATGGCTGTTGCGAAAGAACTTGAACCCTTAACAGCTTTGACAATGGCGGTCAGATTCGTGCCTTTTTCAGCACAGATACGATTGATATTCTCTGCGAATGTCATAGTGATTCCTCCTCTGCGAAAAATAAATTCGTAAAAACCGAATTTTCCTATTGACAATTCGCATAATAAGAATTAGAATAAGAACATGAAGTTCGGAAAATGCGAATTGGCAATAAGAAAGCGACCTCTCGAAAATGGCAGTTTTCGGGAAGTTATAGTTATTGATGGTCTTATAAGAATAATAACAATAATTCGCCTATTTGTCAATGGCAATTCTGATTTCAAGAATTTATATCGTGAAGGAGGTAAGAGATTCGTGGACATTAAAGAGAGAATGGCAAATGTGGGAATGACACAGGTAGACATGATACTGGAATTGCAGAAGCGAGGTTATGCAGTTCAGCCGCCTATGATGTCAAGTATTCTCCGAGGGGTTTATACCTATCCCAAGGCAAAGCAGATTCTCGCTGTTTGCAAGGAAATTCTCAAGGAACGTGAGAATGAATGAGCCTGTCAGAAGTACAGGTAAATGACCTCGCAAGACCCTTAGTGGGTATCATCACAAAGTTTTACGCAGACCCTAAGAATGAGGAGGATTTTCAGAAATGGCTACGCAATGTAGAGGAACGAAAACAAAAAGAATCAACAGACATAAGCTCGCTGTGATTCAAGCATATATCATCATCGGTACGCTGGTACTGATTGGCTTTATCGGTGGTCTTGTCGTAGGACGAGCTACCGCTCCGAAGAAACAAGTTACCGTAACGGAGACGGTTGAAGTTCCTTCCTACGAAGCCGATTCCCTCCCGGTTGCCGAAGAAGTTACATACTTCGATGTACCACTTTCACACAGCTTGCAGAGATACATCTACGAGGTGTGTGCGGACGAAAATGTTCCGGTGTCACTCGTTATCGCAATGATAGACCAAGAGAGCAAGTTCAACCCGGAAGTGGTTAGTAAGACCGGGGATTACGGTCTCATGCAGATTAACACCATCAATCACGAATGGCTGGCAGAGGAATACAGAACAGCGGATATGCTTGACCCATATCAGAATGTTTTCTGTGGAATCAAGGTCATTGGTTCGTACATTCAGAACTACAATGACTACGGTTTAGCTCTGATGGCATACAACATGGGCGACTACGGTGCTAAGAAAGCATGGGAAAACGGTATCAAATCCACCTCATACAGTGAGAGCGTTCTTGCTCTCATGCAAAAGTATGAACAGGAGGTGAATGTAAATGCCACAAATGTTGACGCTAAGTAACGGCAGACCCGAAACAATCCTATCCCCGAAGGATTTTGAGGATTTGATTGATAAGCACATGGGCATGGACTGTGCGAATTACTATCAAAATCAGATAGAACAGCTTTCGGAACTGATTCGAGACCTTGACAGTTATGTGGACGATAAAGACGTTCACTCGACCGTCAAGGAGGTGCTGAAAGAACATGGCTACTAACCGAAAAATCGGTAACAGTTTTGAGACCGAGTTCTGTGAGCTACTGTTCCAGCACGGATTTTGGTGTCACAACATGGCGCAGAACGCCGCCGGGCAACCAGCAGATGTTATCGCTGTTAAAGGCAAAACAGCGTACCTCATTGACTGTAAGGTGTGTTCAAACAACCGATTCCCTCTCTCGAGAGTGGAAGAAAATCAGCACTTTGCTATGGAAACATGGAAAGCCTGTGGAAATGGCGAGGGCTGGTTCGCACTCAAGGTTGAAGACGAAATCATTATGATTCCTCACTTTTCAATGGTGGCTCTCTCCTATGAGAAGTCGGCTCTAAATCTGACAGACATTCGAGAGTATGGAACGCCACTGGAAAGGTGGTTGAAGAAATGCTGATTGAAGTCTCAAACACACTGACGGTCGAGAACCCTACCCCGGAAATGGTGCTGTGGTGTAAGAGAAATCTCACCATACCTAACCCGGACTATGCGAAAAAATCTCGCATGAACTTATGGCTCGGAAACACGCCGAAAGTCCTGTCACTCTATGAGACCCGAGGAACAACGCTGGTGCTTCCGTTCGGAACACTCCGGCTACTCCCGAAGGACATATCCGATAAGGCACTGTTCTTGAGCGAATTTGCCGCCCCTGTGGAGGTGAATTATAACGCCGATGTTCCACTCTATGACTACCAAGAAACCGCCGTACAAGCGATGGTAGCCGCCAAGTATGGGATATTACAGAGTGCCGCCGGAAGCGGTAAAACGCAGATGGGTATTGCCCTCGCCGCAAGGCTGGGACGGCGTACATTATGGCTCTGCCACACACTCGACCTTATTAAACAGAGTAAGGAACGAGCCAAGCTCTATATGAGCGAAGACCTCATGGGTACTATCACGGAAGGAAAAGTCAATCTCGGTAAGGGAATTACCTTCGCCACGATTCAGACCATGTGCAAGCTCGACCTCGCACAGTACCGGGACTACTGGGATTGCGTAATCACAGACGAGGTACACAGGGTCAGCGGCAGTCCTACCGCCGTGACACAGTATCAAAAAGTGCTGAACAGTTTATCGGCACGACACAAATACGGTCTGTCAGCAACGGTACACAGGTCAGATGGAATGATTAAAGCTACCTACGCCCTTGTTGGTGAGGTTGCCTATAAAGTCCCGGACGAAGCTGTGGCTGACAAGATTATGAAGGTAGGTATCTACCCTGTTGGTACAGGGGTGCAGATAAGCCGGGAAGCCCTTAACACGGACGGAACGTTGAACTACACCAAGCTCATTACATATCTTACCGAAAACGCCGCCCGGAATCAGC